TTTACATCATCCATAGTAATATTTTTTTCTAACATAACTTCCGGGTACTTTTCCATTCGAATTATCCACTTGGATTTTTCCGTTTCTTCAGTCGAATTATCCATATTTTGACATTCATCAATCATATTTTCAAAATCACGATATTGAGACATTGTTAATTTATCTTCTTCAATTAATGTATTTAAATCATCCGGATCAAAGCAGATAGATACACTTGTTACTATTTCAGATAATTTAGTATGTTCTATCATATATTGAATAGAATTTGCTTTATCTTTATCTGTTTGTTCATCTTCTCTTAGATAAATGGTTAGTGATGGATTTTTAATAGATGCGGATAAAGACAATATTTCTTCAATTCTTGGCACACCACGAGTAACATTTGACTTTGAGCCAACACCCGCTAAATGAAATGTATTTAAAGTATTATGTACAATAATTCCACTATCCAACATAAAAGTTTGATTGGCTGGAACCGTGAAATCATAAACATATTCATTACTGTCACCCGGAATAATCTCAATATGAACTATCTCATCCCATACTACGTCTGAATTAGATGCTTGTCTCAATATATTTAATTCATCTAATATCTTAATACTATCTGGATGATTTTCAAATATTTCAATATATTTTTGTAATGTTCTACGTCCAATAGCATCTTTCTTTGCCCAACGTCCATAATTACGACTTTGTCCTGGCAACATTAATGTTTTTCCACACTTTGCAATTATAGCACCAAGACCATTAATTTTATCAATTTCATCTGATAAATTGTGAGCATCTGTACGTTCAATGTACTTTACTAAATTCATTAATTTATCCGCATGAACTACGCTATTTATATTGTCTTGATATAACTTTGCATATTTAGCACTAATATTTACATTATACATTGAAGAACCTCGAGTTTGATTTGTTTTAACAGATGCAAATATGCCAAAATAGTTGAGAAATAACGCAATATCTGATGATAATTGTTGACTTCTACTACAAGACCTAATTTGGTGATGACCTTCGTCACATTGGAAATTTCCATCACCATCCATATAACCTTGAATTAATCCACTTTTAAATTCATTTGGAGCCATAAATGCAAAGTCTGGAATACGTTTAACAAATGAACCGTTACCGCAAGTCTCTACAATAAATTTAGCCAAATCTTTATGATTGAATCTAGAACTGGTTGATATTCCATATTCTCCATTATAAGTTCTAACAGCAACTGTTTTACCAAATTCAGATGCAATTTTAATAACGCTATTTATGTAATGTTCTGAAATATTAGTAATGCATATAGAGTTTCCATTAATGCTTCCTTCAGACAAGTAAGCCCCAATAAACCATCCAAATAAATGATCTAGTTTTCTTACATCTGAACCTATAGTAACAGTTTCATTCACAAATGTATTAGGAATATATTTACACACTGGAATACGCATTTTTTCTTTTAAATCTGAACCTCTAATAGGTTTTACTTCTTGTGTCATTTCATCCCGAATAAGATGTGAATGGCTTAATGTAGTTGTTACCGTTCTACCACTCTTTGTTACAATTTTAACCAAATCTCCATTAGTTGGATGACGACTAATATGAGATATTTTATTCCAATGTGTTTTCTCTTGGGCATCTACTCCCATAATATAATATTCATCTTCTAATCCATCGAGTATTGTTTCCACACTATTTTCATGACCAGTATTAAAGGTAAACTGAGGATAATCTTCAATAATTTTGTCACATAAAGAACCTATCTGTTCTAAGACCATTGAAATTTTTCCATTTTTTTTATTAATTTTGGCACACCTAATATGCTCACAATATAAGTTGGACATCTGAGTTGTCGGCTCACCAATGCTTTGGGCGGCAATCATTCCAACCATTTCACCGGGTGCAACAATAGAACGTTTATATGTGAGAATAATGGTTTGCAATAATATTTCAAGACTTTTACCATTAAATCTTTTGTTAAGTAATAAATCCTTAGGAGACAAATAATAGAAATACAATACTTTAAATAATTCAGTAGGAGGGGCAAATGTTATTAGTTCTAATTGTTTATAAGTCTTTTCAATCATATCAAATGCTTCAAGCATAGTAATATCAACTAATGAATTTTTGTTAATACCTTGTTGTCCGATAATATTTTGAATAATATACGCAAATGCAACGGGAACTCTAACAATGTTTTCCGTTTTATTATTAAATACATTTTTAACGATTTTACTGCGATTATTAACAATAAAGTTAATATAAAATTCGCATTTTTGGTTGATTTCTTCTTGTTGTTTCTTTTGTCTTGAATAAGCGGATTTAACGAACATACCCGAAATGGCTTTTGATTTGTTTTTTTCGTCAATAACCGCAAAATGAGAATAAATATCTTGAATACTCATTTCGATAATTGGTAATTCTTGATTTTCAACCTTAATGGTATCAATGGAATCATCTCCATAAGAGAATTGAACTATTTTATTTTTATTAGTTCTAACGGTCATATCATAATTCACCATTAAATCTTCGAGTCCTTTAATTAATCTTCGTTGAATATATCCAGTTGTGGACGTTTTTACAGCGGTATCAATTAAACCAATACGACCACCCATTGCATGGAAGAATAATTCTTGAGGAGATAAACCATCAATAAAGGAACTTTCAACAAATCCTCTTGCAATTGCGGAATCATCGTATTTTGTATAATGGGGAAGAGTTCTATGTTCAAACCCATATGGAATACGTTTTCCATCCACATTTTGCTGACCTAAGCATGCAGTCATTTGTTGAATATTAATTTCTCCACCTTTAGACCCCGCGTTAAACATAATTACGAACCGGTTTTCTTTACTTAATCCCTTTAAAGCGACATTTCCCGCTTCATTTTGGGCTTTACTGAGAATATTATTAATTTTGGTTTCGAATTCTTCAACATTTGTTTTACCAGAATTATTTTCAAATATGCCGATTTTAATTTGATCAATTAAATCTTTTACTTCGGTTTTCTTTTCAGTAATAATAGAAATAATTTTTGAGTTTGTATTTGCATCAGTAATTAGGTCGCTAATTCCAACACTAAATGCGCTTTGTTTCATATATTCAGTTACAATATTTTGTAAATCATCGATAAATTGAGAGGATGCTATATTTCCAAAATCATTACATACTCTATGAATAAGTCCTTTTGTGCCTGCTCCAATAATTCCTTTATCCATTTGTCCACGAATATATTTTCCATCAATGATTTCAACAATATTATTTGAATCTTCCATTTTTTCCTCATCTTTATTGAACTGTTTATTTTTAACTTTTAAAGTAAGAGGTGGCATAATTTGAGATAAAATTTCGAAGTTTGAAATACGTTCGTTTCTTTTTTCTTTTAATGCTTGAGGATTAATGCGATTAAACATCATTAACAAATTCATTGCATCTTTTTGTGTGAAGTCTATTTTTTCTCTGGTAAAACGATAACATCCAAGCATGGAATCCTGGTAAATTCCAATAATAGACGAATTGTTCGCCGGACTAATAATTTGATATGGAACGGCTGCTAAATTTTTTAATTCCGATTCAGCCTCTGGGTCTTGAGGCATATGTAAATTCATCTCCGTTTGGAAATGACTTACCATTTCTGGTAAGAATAGACTATACCTTAGGCATTATTAGGTTGATTAGACCATCATATAATACCCACAACCGTCTAGTCGTTGAACCTTCTCCATTCTCTATCATAACGAGATTAGGAGCTTGGCTGCGGATTATCCAATCCTTCACATTTTTACCATTGGGTTCGGCAATTAACCGAGTTCCTCACAAATGTTTCCAAAAGTGAGTGGTAGTGAAGGCTCTAAGGAGTTTCCCGTCAATTTGGTCGTGTTGCTAAATGATTCTTTAATTTTTTTATAAATTCAATAGCACTATTTTTACTTTCATCTAATGAAATATGTATTCCGCCAAAATCAGTTTTACATTTATCTATATATACATACCAACCATATTGTTCATTATATTTTTTTAATGGTTTAATATATTTATCAATGTCATCATCTATATGTTTGACATCTTTAAATCTATCAAATTTTTTATTTTTGTAGTAATTTAATACACCATTTGACAGACGTTTTTTGCTTTCATCACTATGAGTAAATACATTTCCACCAAGTTTTAGATTATATCCATTAGGATATAAACTGTTTAGTTCTTTAATGTAATGTATTTCTCTTTCATCTGCATCTTTTATTTCACAACATTCAATCAATTCAACAACAAAATCTTCAACACCATATTTTCTAATAGCATTGTTTAAATAATGTGATTGATTTTTTTTTGTTGAAAATGCTTCCGAAATATGACAGCGAAATCTGGCTTCATATCCGTATGGTCTATACTTTTTATGATTTAATATATGCGAAACAGTTTGTCCGACATATATTTTGTTATTTGATAAATTCATAATTTTATATATTTCACAATAACGGTTGGTTGGTTCATCTAATATTGTTTTTGATAGTAGTTTGTATTTTGACAGTTCCATTATGTTATAGTAATGTTTTATTTTTAAGTGCTTTTAACTAGAATCATTTAACTAGGGAGTTGCACGCTTTTTACGCTCCCTGTTGGGGACAAGATGATTTACATATGTTTATCCCCGTCAAACGGTTGTTCCCAATAGTTTCCTAAAGGGCCGGACTGTATCTTAAGCTCACTCAAGTTGGTTAAACTATCATAGTGAACCAACACCCGTTCAGTCTCTGAATGCCTTCCATATCCTTACCATAACGGAGTTAGGAAGTAACACTGCGGATTACCCAATCCTCCACATTATTACCATACCCGAGTTCTATCTCGGCCATCTGTAAAGTTTCCAATACAAACTTGGTAGTGGTTCTCTAATTTATTAAACTAGATAGGCTCTAAGGGACTTCCCGCATCAAGGTGTTTTGCATCTATCTTTCAGAGATAGATACTAGGGGGTTTCAAATTTTTAATTCCCCCTGTTGCCAACATTGACATTTTTATCGGCATTGTAAGGCTTTGTCAGCCAGTCCTTACCATTTCTGGTAAGGTTGGAATACACCTTGTGCCCTATCAGGTTGGTTAAACCTTCATTTAGGACCCGTCGTCATCTACTCTCTGAACCTTCCCCATGCTCTTACCATAACGAGTTTAGGGGCTTGGCTGCTGATTATCCAATCCTTTACTTTTTTACCATTGGGTACGACTATTAATCGTGGTCCTCACAAATGTTTCCATGTATGAGTGGTAGTAAAGGCTCTAAGGAACTCCCAGTCAGTTTGGCGACGTTGCAAATAAATTTATATATACTTGAGGCAGTTCAAGATTATTTTCTAAATGATATTCTACTAAATTTTTATTATTTTGCCTCAATATAAATTTACTTACTAGAGGGTTAAACGCTTTTCACGCCCTCTTTTGCCGACACAAAGTCTATCGGCAACATTCATACGAAATGTGTCTCCTCGTTTCATAATACGAGCAATATGACACATCATACTCATTCTGTGTAAAGTTGGTTGACGATTAAATAGAATTGCATCTCCATTCATCATATGACGATGGACAATATCGCCATCTTCTAAAACAATGCTTTTTCTATCTAAATATCGTAAAGTAATGCTTTGTCCATTTTTTCGTTCTAAAATCTTGGCACCTGGCCAAACATCAGGACCATTTTGCACCAATTTGGTTAAGAATGCTTTATTCACTCTATTTACAATAACGGGTTTTGTAATGTTTTTTGCAATTTTCATCGGAATTCCTAATTCTCGAATAGAAATATTAGGATCCGCAGTAATAACAGAACGTGCGCTAAAATCAACACGTTTAGCCATTAAATTGCCTCTCATACGTCCTCCTTTTCCATTTAAACGATCTTTGATGGATTTAAAAGGTCTTCCTGATCTTTGGGCTGCCGGACTTGCGCCTGGCAATTTATTATCAACCATTGAAGCAACATGATATTGTAATACAACAGACCAATCATTCACAATATTTTCTGGGGCTCCATTTTGAATTTTTTCCAGTAATGTTTTATTGCTTTTCACAATATTTACTAAAATATGAGTTAAATCATCTTCCGAACGTTGTTGTGCATCATGTTTTACGGATGGTCTTACTGCTGGAGGTGGAACCGCTAAAACTTGACAAATCATCCAATCGGGACGAGACCAAATAGGACTAAAACCCATAAATGTTACATCTTCATCAGATATCCTTTTAAATATCTTTAATACAAGCTCGGGAGTAAGTGGAATAACGATATTTTCATCCCCATCTTCCGATGAATTCGCCCATTCTGCAAATAAGGAAGACATTCCTTCTTTTTTAATTTTTTTTGGTTGAAGACAACCACAACCATCTTCCGTATCTTCCCCACATCGTTTAATATTTTTACATAATTCAAATACATATTTCCATCTATGTTGATTTTGCATTTTAAGAGCTTGTTTATATTTATCTTTTGAAACCAATAATTTACTACATTTAAAACAAATACATCTTAATACTTTTTGAATTGTGCTTAAATATTGAATATAAAATACGGGACGAGCTAATTCAATATGTCCAAAATATCCTGGGGTTTGCATATAATCTAACCCATCTGTAGGACAGATTAATCCAGGTTCTAACACACCCATTCTTGGATCAAATAAGCCATTAATCAC